TGTTGTCTTAAAGTATGGTAAGTTTATAAAACTACCTACAGTCTTCTCTCCATTTTGATTCTTACCTAATTTAGTTTGTTTAGGATATATTTCTGTCTTTGATGACAGACCGAACAAAAATAATAAATTTTGTAATACTTCTCTTATTAATGTTGCAGGTACTTTTTCTTTTGTAAATATATAAATATGAAGTCCACCACTTTTTGATTTGACTGGTATGACTGGTAGGTCTTTGTCTTGTATAACTTTTAAAAATTTACCTATGTTAAAATCAGAATAGTCTGTTGGATCTACATCAATTGCTCCAAAAGAGCATGTGCCCTCATCATCACAAGGTTGTAGTCCTATTGATACTTTACCATTTAAATGTTTTTGATAATCTTCGTCTGTAATTGCTCTGTGAGCCCAGCCATAATCGCCTGGGTCAATTTTTAATTTTCCTGTGTTCTCATCTATGTAGCCATTTTCTACATTACAAAAACCAAAGTCTCTTGTTAATCCTGTAAAATACTTTTTAAATTCTTCCATATCTTTATTAAGGGCGGTTCCACGCTAGCTTCCCCGCCCTTCTCGCAAGTGTTACTCCACAGTAACTCGGTTATACTATGTCTCCAGTATTTTTAGGCGCATCGTATTTTGGTTTTGCTGCACCTTTCGATACAGTCTGTTGAAGTTGTTGAGCAACTTCGTAAATAGATGCATCATCTTTATTACTGACATCAAGGTTTCTTACTCTCGATGGTTTGTAGACATGCCAGCTTTTACTACCTGCTGTTCTGCCAACAGTTTTTAAATTGTAAACTGCTGCATACGATGCAGGGTTGAAAGAACCTTTGTCATCTGTGAATCTTAGATTCTTAATCAGATTATTAAGTTCTCTAGCTGGAGAAAGATTTGACGATCTCATTGGAATGACTGCAGGTTTTACTTCACCATCTACCATTGCTAGCACATAGAAGTACGCAGTTTTTTCAACATAGTTACCATTTGGTAATCTATATCTACCATTCTTTTCTTCTTTTGCTTCAGCAGGAATCTCGATGTGAGTTCCAACAGGAGCCGACGCGCTATCGCCTCGCTCTTGCCATTCAGGATATCTAGTCTGTGCGTGAGCTATCACCACATCTAGACCTTTATCGCTCTCAATGAGAGATCCAAAACCTGATGAATATATCATTCCTGGTTTTGCACCCGCTACATGTTTAGCGTCTCTCTCATTACATTCCGGAGAAAGTTGATGAAGAATTTTTAAAATCGGAGTTGAAACATCGTCCGACTTAATTTCCTCTGCACCTTTACCAGAGTCTGCTCTGAGATTAATATTAGCTAGTGCACCTGCACTATTTCTTTTTGCTACTTGACTATCCATATATCCTCCTATTGATTTGTTAGTCTATTGTTTTGGTTTATTTTTAATATTCGTCTGATTCTTTTCAAACGTATTAAACAACTCTGGAGGTATTTTTCCACCACGTGAATGGAAATCCTCCAAAGTTAATCTAAGAGTCCCAGCATGAACCGAAACTTTTTGTTCCGGATCATAACCTTGACCCTTTGCAAGGGTAGCGTAAGCCATTGCCTTGTTATCTTCAGCTTTGCCAAACCGAACTGTGATTTCATTTTTCACAATATCGCCTAGGCCAGCAGTACGAAGCCAGTCATATGCTTCAGCTTTTTTATCAGCTTTGATTGAAGCAAAAAATTTATTACCGACAGATAATTCTGATCCGTCCTGTAACTTTAAAGTTTTTAAATTTAATTCATTCATTAAATCAGGAATGATAACACCGCCAATATAATTTTCTCGGTCTTTCAATTCTTTTATTTCGTTTTCTTTGTTGATGATTTCTTGCTGAACAGCTTGTAACTTTTCAATCTCTTCTGAGATTCTTGTTGGGTTTACTTGAGACACCTGCGATGGTGCATCTTGTCTGAGATTAATGTCTTTCATTTGTACTCCTTATTGTTTTATTAATCTAATCTTAGTTTATTAAAAACAATATAAAGATAAATTTTTTGATGTCAACTTATTTGTGATGAATATTTATTTCTATTGGATAATAGGTTTTTTCTTGACGGTCCCACTTTAATAATTTGTATCTACCATTAGTTGTGTCTGCCACAATTGAACATACAACACCTATGATTGCAGGGTCACCTGATAACAAAAGAAAATCTTCTGATGTATAATTCTTTAGAAGAGTTCTAAGTTTGTGAATTAAAGGACCTGGAGATAAAATCATTTGTGAAAATTCTGGAAGCATGGTCACGATATCGCCATATTTTTGTGCACCTAAAATATTATATTTGGGCTCTCCTTTGGAGGTGCCTGGTATTTCCTGAATTAAATAAACTTTAGGTTTATTTTGTTTTGGATGATCTTTAAATTGCATATTGACTTTATCTCTTTCATCCTATATATACATTATTAGAAAGATAAGTAAATGATTAGTTATAAATTTAAATCAAAGCCATATGCGCATCAGCTCAAAGCTTTAGAGCGTTCTTGGGATAAAGAAAACTTTGCCTACTTCATGGAAATGGGTACTGGTAAATCTAAGGTTTTAATAGATAACTGCGCTATGTTATATGATAAGGGCGATATAAATGGGTTATTATTAATAGCTCCTAAAGGTGTATATAAAAACTGGTATGAGTCCGAAATTCCTAAACACCTACCAGACCATATTGAAAAGAAAATAGTATTGTGGAAAAGCTCTGATAAATCAGGTGAACAAACAGAAAAATTAAATACTTTGTTTCAAACGGGTACAGACTTTCATATATTAATTATGAACGTTGAAGCTTTTTCTTATGACTTTGGAAAAGAATTTGCTCGTAGATTTTTATCGTCACATAAAGCGATGATGGCAATAGATGAATCTACAACAATTAAAACTCCTACAGCCAAAAGAACTAAAAATGTTTTAGGTCTTAGAGCATTAGCAAAATACAGAAGAATCTTAACTGGTTCGCCTGTTACTAATTCGCCATTAGATCTCTATGCTCAATGTGCCTTCCTTGATCCTTGGCTCCTAGATCATAGTTCTTGGTTTACGTTTAGAGCAAGATATGCTCAAATGAAAACAATCAACCTGGGCGCACGTTCAGTTAATGTGGTTGTAGGATACAGAAATTTAGGAGAGCTTTCTGAAAAGATACAACCTTTTTCAGAAAGAGTTTTAAAAGATGATTGTCTAGACTTACCTAAAAAAACTTACATGAAACGTATGGTTACCATGACTGGACCACAGGAAAAAGTTTATAAAGAAATGAAAAAATATGCTTTCGCTCAATTAGATGGTAAGCAGGTTACAACTTCTACAGTTATGGTACAGTTAATGAGACTACATCAAATTACTTGTGGTCACTTTACTGCTGATGATGGAACAGTGCAAGAGATACCATCAAGACGTATGGATGAGTTGATGGATATTTTAGATGAAGTAGAAGGTAAAATCGTAATCTGGTCCCACTATCAAAAAGATGTACAAAGAATTATAGAAAAAATAAAAAAGAAATATGATAGCGAAGATATTGTTGTAGACTATTATGGATTAACTCCTCAAGAAGAAAGGCAAAATAATATAAAGAAGTTTCAAGAAGATGACAAGTGTAGATTTTTTGTAGGAACCACACAAACCGGCGGATATGGTATCACATTAACCGCAGCTAGTACAATGATTTATTTTTCAAACGGTTATGATTTAGAAAAAAGACAACAATCAGAAGCACGTATTGATCGTATTGGTCAAACAAAACCTATGACTTATATTGATATAATGACAGAAGAAACAATTGATGAAAAAATTGTAAAAGCGTTGCGTAAAAAAATTAATATTGCAACTGAAATAATGGGTGAAGAATTAAAAGATTGGATTTAAAAAAGTCCTTTGTCTATAACTTTCTCTAGCAACAGAAGTGATACTGCCCCAACAGTACCCAATACCACCCAATAGATCTTGTCTATCTTACCGCCCAAATCGTGAATACCTTCGTGCATATGTTTCATATCTTTTTTGATACCTGTAATATATCCGTATATAGATAATAAATGTTCTCTAGTGCTCTTTGGTCTAAGTTTATCTCCGTTGGGCATTACGTTATTAATCCTCTTTGTTTTAATAAAATCTGTTGTTCTTCTTGAGATAAATACGCTTTTTCAGAAGCTGTCAACCCTTGTTCTGTCATAGTAGGCTGTTGTTGTGCAGTTTGTATTACCTGTGGATTTGGATTAGCAGATGCTACGTCCGTTGGAATAGGTGGTGTAGGTATGTCTGGTATTAAATAATCTTCTAAGTTTAACGGAGCTGATGTTTCTACAATTCCTCCTTCACTAAATTGTGGTAATGCTGTAGAAAATAATAATGGTGAATCTAAAGATACGTTTCTCATATCTGATTGCATTCTTCTAAGAATAGGTCTTGCTATTACGTATGGATTAACACCTCCTAAACTTCTAGCTATCTCCCTAAATCTTTCTTCAATATCTTCTGATGGAAAGTATGGATCAAATCTACCTGTTCTTAAATCGTAAAAACTTCTATCTGAAATTTGTCTTTCAGTAAACTCATTATACAACTGATTAGTTCCTACACCCAAAACTTCTGCAGCGTTAATATCTTTTTTCATTTCTTGCATAACACCAAATCTAGCATTGTTAGATTTTGCAAATCTAGTTATGATATCGTTTACTTCTACGGGTCCACCTTTTAATAATCCAAAATAACCACCCGTAAATTCTCTTCGTGCATTTCTAATTCCTCTTTGATAGCTGGCAATCTTAAATCCCATTGATGATAAAGGATCTACTTTGATAGGACGTAGTCCCATAAACCCTGCTATCTCTGGACCAACATCTAATATGTCTCCTCGTTTTGTAGGAGTTTCTGTAGCTGCCTGAACTAGTCTTATATATTGTTTGTAGGATGGTGCTAATGCATTTCCTAAATGTAAAAATCTTATTGCAGCTTTGTCACCAGCCGATGTTTGTTCTGTGTATAACTGTCTACCATCTGCAGTTCTACCACCTCTGACAATTAAATCTGCTGTTGCTTCTGTCCAAATAGATTCAGCAATAAATGGATTCATTATTTCTGCACTAGCTTCTGTAATACCATTTACAAAACCTGTAAGCAGTTGTTCATCTGTTAAATCACCCTCTTGTATTTGATTAACAACAGTTCTTAACGGTCTACCAATTATATCGTATGCATTACTGTGACTAAAGTCTATGTATCTTAATTCACCATCTTCATCTTTGATAGGTATCAATGTAGAATTTTTTGACCATTCAGGTACGAATCTTCGCAGTGCATCCATTTCATCTTGTGTTACATCGTATAAAGCCATAGCTCCTTCAGTTAAAGCTACTGGTACACCTGTAGTAAATGTTGCCATTCCTAATAATCTTGTAAGACCTGTCTTATATCTACCTGTTGTTATAGCATTATTTTTAACAACTCTTTCTGTTCCATCTTCTAATATTTCTGTGACTGTTGAACCTATATTGCTTCCTTTAATCCTGATGCCTGGAGCCGGTATGTGTCTCATTTCATTTAGTCCCTGTTCAACAATGTTTGTAGTTGTTCTAATCATCTCAGATGGAAACGACATGAAGTTACCAATCGGTAATAGTCTTGCTGTTCTTACAGCAGAACCAACGAATGCATAGTTAGGCACAGTGTTCTTAACTATATTAGCTGCTTCTGTTTTTAAGGCAAAGTCATCTAAAAATTCCTCGTAAGTTCCTTTGAATCCATTTTGTCTTGCTCTGTTAAATTTTATATTTAGTTCTGATTCAGGTAAATTAATTACATTTCTATTTACAGGTCTACCGTTTGCTCTGTAATTTTTTAATCTTTTTAATTCAACCACATAGTTTGCAATCTTAAATGTATCATCCTCAGCAACATACTTACCTTGAGCAAAGTCTCTTATCTTTCTCATGGTATTCATAAGAGGACTAACTGTTGTATCTATGTTTGCAACTTGTTGACCTAATCTTACATCTGTTAATAAAGCTTTTAAATCTGCTATCTGCACCTGTGAGTTTACAACTCCTAGTTCTAATAACTCTCTGTAAGCTTCTTGTGCTTTAGCACTAGGTGCACCAGCTTTTAATAACCCTGATGTTTCAATACCTTCTTTAAATGCATTTGTATAAAACTCAGGGTCAAACAGTGTACCGTTGGCACCTGCAAAACCAAACGCACTAAACATATTACGTAAGTGTGTAGGTATAGAGAACACGGTCTTAGCTAATTGTGATACTCCTTTTGGAAATAATAATAAATTTCTATACATCCAACTAACAACAGCTTCTGCTCCTTCTTTACCTTCACCTCTTACAAAACCTTGAAGGCCACCTGCTATGTTGTTTGCATTTTTTAAAGCTTCTGCTATTTCAACAGTTGTATATTTACCTGCCGCAGGGTTTACAAACTTACCTGATCCAGGTAATTCTTTTACAATATCATCTACTGGCACCATTCTTATACCTGTAGTATTAGATCTTAATGCTTGTTCTCCTGCCTCTTCACTAGCCCAGAAAAAACCTCTACCCCCTGCTTTTTGTATTTCATCGTTTTTTGCAACTACACTAGATAGATAAGCTGTTGTTCTTGCTACAGCAGATAAATTTGTCATTGCATTGTAAATAGAATATCTTGGGTCCGTTACTTCACCTAATAATTCTCTGATTTCTTTTGGTGGTAATGCTGTGTCATCAATAACTTGTTTTACAAAATCTGAACCTGGTCTACCCTCCATAGTTTTATTTATGTAATCGTTAAAACCAAGAGCTTTAGGTTTACCTTTGTTTCGAACAGCGTTTAACAAACTTTCAACTTGTACCTTAGCTTCTCTAAAATATTTATCACTGGTTGCTACATCAAAACCTGTATCACCAGCTTCTTTTGCTATCTGTTCTCTAAAAAATCTTATGGCTGATTCTTTTGCTTCATCTGTTGGCGTATACCTATTA